TACGAGGGTCTAGATATTACTGAAATCTCTCTTGATATGCTTACTAAAAAGATTTCTAATTCTGGTATGTCAACTACTAAAAAGGCAAATAAGATGGATAAAACAAAAAATGATCTTGCTGCAATGAAAGCAAGACTTGCTGGAAAGCCATCTCTTGCAAAAGAAGAAGTTGAGCTTGACGAAAACATTACAAAAATGTCGAATGCTCGTTTAAAATACCATGCTACAAAGGGGTTTCCACACGGTTCTTATTCAAACGCTGAAGTAAAAGATGAGCACAAGCGCCGCATGCGAGTCGAACCAAACTACCACACGGTTAAGCCTTCTTTGAATGAAGCATATGAAGATAACGAACCTGCTTCACCTGATGAAGCGAGCATGGCACTCAAACAACTTGAGTTTATTGAATATGCTGCAGAAGAAATGATGGATCACATTAAATCCGGTAAAGAATTCCCAGAATGGTTCCAGAATAAACTTTCAAAAGCGCACGGTGAGATTGAAGGTTTACATTCTTCTATGGGCGAACACGGTGAAGATGAAGAAGTAACTGAATCTGCTGCTATGGGCGCAGTTGCTAAAAAGATGAGTGACGATAGAGCTAGAAACAAAAGCAATAGTAGTTCTAGTTCTTACGGAGGAAAAACAACTAAGTCGGCTGAACCATCAAAAGCATCGTCCTCCGGATCCGGAGGAAGAAAAACTATGACTAAGCTTGAGGCGCATAAGGCACAATTATCCCGCGCCGCTGATCAGCATAATAAAACTGCAGCTCATCATGATAAGAAAAGCGAAAGTATTTTAGGTAAAATTACCGGATCAAATGCAAAACATAAAGCTGCTGCTGACCTGCATAGACAAGCAGCAACACATCTTAATTCTACTGTGAAAAACTATAACCAATCAAATCTTACCAAAGCAAAATCAGCCAGTGATGCAGCACACGCATCTACAAAAAAATTAAGTGAATCCCTGGAAGAGCAATCCAATCGCCGCAAAGGTGCTCCTAAGATGAAAGGTGACTTTGTTGCAATTCAACGCGCAAAAGACGCAGAACTTAACAAAGCCCTTGGTCGTACTAAAACAGGGCGTAAGAAACCAGTTCGCCAAATGACTTCTACTCAGCGTTCACTTGCTCAACTTCGCCGTGAAGAAACTGAACTCGATGAAGGTATTTCTAACAACATGCGCTTGATTAGTAAAATCAAAAACTCAGGTGTTGTTAAATCTGGTTCTATGTCCAAAGATACTAAACCGGCTCCTAAAAAAGAAGGTGTAAATACTGCTGATAGGAAACCAGAAAAGTACATCAAGCCTGATGGTAAGATTGGTATTCGTATGGTTCCAATGGACAAAAATATTGTGGATAAAGATAAGTAAAATATTATGATTATTACTCGTGATGTGATTAATAAAAATATTAATTATTATGATTATGGTAGTAATGAATACTATTCATACAAACAATTATCAGTTCGGATAGATTTTTTTAAAAATTTACTGTTAGATTTTGGTTGTAAAAAGGGTGAAACTGTATTAATTGGATATGGGGCTGGAATAGATCAAACAGCACTACTTTTCGCTATTTGTGAACTTGGCATGGTTATCATTATTAATGATTATAAGATTATAGATGATGATTTGGGGTTTATTGATCCTAAAAGTAAAATGTTAATGCCTATAAATTACTTTTTTGGATATGATACTGATGAAGACATCAAGGTCAAATATTTTAAAAAAATATGCGATACCTATATAACATCCAATGAAGTTGAAAAATATAATAATTATTCTAAAAATTCTTTAGTTTTATCAAACCCTGATGATGTTATATTGAAATGTACTAGTAGTGGAACTACTGGAACGCCCAAAAAAGTTGAACACACCCACAGGTTTTTATATAATATTTCTAAAAGAAATGCTTTATTTTTTAGTGGAAAGGTAGCTTCAATATGGAATTTAAATCATGGAAGTAGTGTTGCCACATACTTTTTACCAAATCTTATGAGTAAAGATGTTAAAGAAGTTATTTCGGCAAATCCACTTGTATTGAAAGAACCTAATTTATGCTATAGTCTATTTGGTGATACTAATCATATGATGATTCCATATACGCGCGATTTAATATTAAATATTGCGTTATACAAAATGCCAAATTTAACTTATTATACCTTAAGTTCTATACCATACGAAATAAAAGGCGCTTTTCAAAATAATAGGTGTAAAGATGTAATTTCGTTTTTCGGATGTAACGAGACTAGTGGCCCAATTTTTATTAATAAAGTTTCTTACACAAACTTTGATACTGATGCGTATCATTCGTTCGATGATTATTACAAAATAGAAAATTTAAACCCATTAACCGTTAAATTGAGTGAATATAATATAAACATAAATACTAATGATAATTTTGAGAAATTGACGCAGACTTCTTTTAAATTCAAGGGACGGTCTGATTTATTAAGAATAAACGGAAGACCTATACCTGATAAGTATAATTTATTAGATTTGGCATTTGAATACGCCTTAGTTTATGATATACTTCGCAATAAAATATATTTGGCCATCTGGCAACAAAACCGGATGATAGCAGATGAAATGGAAATAAAAAACTTTGTTGATGACTTAAATGATATTTTGATAAAGAAATCTTATGGAGACCACTATATATCAAAGTTCGATATATTAAATAAAGCGGATTTTATTGCCGGAGTTAAATTAGACCAAGAGTTTTTAAGATTCTATTTTAGAGAAAAAGTTAAAGAATATGCTAAATTTTAAAGGTTATATAACAGAAAGAGGCGAAGACTCTAAAGGCCATTTTATCAGCACCGAAAAGGGTGCTGGTATGACAGCCAAAGGAGTTAAGGCTTTTAGGAGTAAAAATCCTGGAAGCAAGCTTCAAACTGCTGTTACTGGAAAGGTAAAGCCTGGAAGTAAAGACGCAAAACGACGTAAGAGCTTTTGTGCAAGAATGACCGGGATGCCCGGTCCTATGAAGGATGAAAAAGGTAGACCAACACGTAAAGCAATGTCGTTAAAAAGATGGAAGTGTTAATGGCTGACTATAGCAGATTAGATCGGATTGAAGAAAAGATTGACAAGTTAAACGATTCTATGGTTACTATTGCCAGAACAGAAGAAAAACTTGTGAATATTGAGCAAAAATATTCTGCTCAATATGATCGCATGAACAAGTTTTCTGAAAAACTTGATGCTCTTGAAAAGCTTACATCTGAAAATTCTCAGACGGTAAATACTATTAATAAACTCTTTTGGGTTGCACTAATTGCAGTGGTTGGTGCCATTGCCACTAACCTCTTAATGTAAGGAAACAAAAAATGAACTATAAAGATATCTTAGCAATGGGTGAGGCATATAAGAAAGTTGCTGAAGCCGGTTGCAAAACTCCTAAAAAAGAAGCTATGGATCCAGTGAATGCCAAAGAACTTAAAGGCAAACACAAAGATCGTAAAGACAAAGACATTGACAATGATGGCGATGTTGATAAGTCTGATGAGTATCTTCACAAGCGCCGTAAAGCTGTTTCTAAAGCCATTAAAGGTAAAGGAACCGAGACTGAAGTTCAAACACAAGAAGCAGTTGAAGATATGGACGAAGGTTCAATCAAAGGATCTGGCACCGATCGTAAAGCAGTTCTTAAAAAAGCTTATCGTTCAGGCGAACAAAAAACTCGTGATTTTTACAAAGGTACAATTACCCCAGCTCCTAAAACTAGTGATAAAGGAATTAAAAAGGCATTTGACAAAGGCACTGGATCAAATGATGGTAGCTCGGCAGCAAAAGGTGCCGCCCGTTCTACGTCCCAAGATACATTACGTGGAACAGAACATGGTAGATCAGAACCTTCGAATTCTGGTAAAACACACTATAAAACCCAAACTCATAGTAGTAAAATGAGTTCCATCCGTAACGCCAAAAAGGGTAAATTGCCTGAGTCTATTGGAATGGACGAAGCTAAAGATCATGGCAACATGAACAACGGTTCTCCTTCAGGTGAAGGTCTTTCTCCTTCTGCAAAGAAAGAGCTTGCTAACAAAACGCCTATGAATCCAGCAACTGATGAATTAGCTACAAATGCTCTTAACTTTAAGACCTTTAAAGCTATGACTAAAAAAGCAGCTATGCGTTCAAATGATAATGCCGCTGGTGATAAAAAAGCTATTGCATCTGCAACATCAGTTAAAGAAGGTGCAACTGGCATGAATAAGCGTCATACTGTTGAAATTGATCACGATCACGAGCATGATCCCGATGCTAAAAAGCACAATATCCAGCTGGATCTTATCGGCAGTGGACCCTCGCGAGGGGCCCATGCAAGCGGTAAGAAAAAGGATCTTCAAAAGTATTTAGCTATACATTACGGGGGACGTGAACATGCAAAAGAAGTTCATCCTGAAGTACATTAAACTGTTATGTCTGTAGATAAAACTCCCCTAAAAACAGGAAAATAATAATGACTATTACACCTCCAGCATTTCAAAAAGACGCTGTCCCTTCATTGAAGGGATGGCATCACCCTAAGACTAATGAGCTTCTAAAATCCCAAAGAATTAGTCAGGCAGAGATTGACGAATTCAATGGCGTTTTAGTTGAACCAGAAGCTGAAGAAGAAATTGTTATAGATAGTACTAATGACATCCCTGATGAACTAGAAGCTATGACTAAGCGAGAGCTAGAAGCATATGCACGTGAGCATGGTGTAGAACTTGACCGTAGATTATCAAGAAAAAAACTATTAAACGAAGTATTTTCATTAGTAAAAAGATAATTAAATGAATCATGATGATGATTTACTAGAAGAAGATCTGGTAATATTTGCAGCGAAACACTATTACTCGCCTTTAGGTAAAATCGACCCTGAAGAGTTTTATGCGGATTTGAAAAGATTTAAATATATCAAGCGCCTTGTTAATAGGCATTTGGAAACTGGTGTGTTAGCCGACCGCTTGATATTAAACCATCTTATAGTCATTTTCAATGTATTTGGAAACTATGGCGCTATTAGGATTTTAGGTTTAAAGCTTACCGATGAGCAATGGACTGTAGTTAAGCCGTTTCTCCAGTTTTTGAAATATGTTCGTGATAACCAACTATCTGACATTGAATCGGATCAGATAGTAGTAGATAAACTTAAGAGGATATAATGGGTATTATCAAACGCGCCGGTGATTTAGTCTATACATTTAGATTTCTCACATTGCTCACTACACCATTCGATAAAACGAAAGCGTTTGAAGCTGGTATTATTGATGCTGATGGTAAACGCAACAAGCAATTTAATACAAATACCATGGAAGACCGTGAAGCGTATAAGAACTTTTATACTCCTTTCCATAGACTTGTATTTAATGTAAAACGTCTTATGGCAAAGGCTCCTGGTGGAAGCAGTAGTATCGCTTCATATGCTGCCGGCTTATATCTTATTAAAGAAAACTATAGTGTATCAGAGAAAAAGATCCTTAAAGGTCTTGCTGATATTGGTATTGATTCAGCAGATTTACTTGCAGAAGAAAATCAGTGGTTTGTATTAGAAAATAATCAGTTATCACCTGGCGTCTATATTTTAAAGAATGAAAAAATCATTGATAATGTCGATATAATGGTTGCCAAAGGATCTAAAGTTAAAGTCGCTGAAGATTCTTTCCCAGTTGGTGATATTTTTGGAATGAATATTTATGAAGCGACTCATATTAGAACAAATAAAAAAGTGTACATTACTTCATCGGAGATTGTTAGATGAAACCAGAATGGAAAAGGGCTGGACGAAACGGCGAATTAGAAATTAAATTTCCTACAGGGCGCCGTTTTAAAGTAGAAAAACATCTGGACGAGAATGAGCGGCATAAAGGTGAATGGAAAGTTATGGAATATAAAACCGGTGGTTGGGTAGATGACTGGGAATGGATTGACACATATAAGCCAAAAGGTTTTGCTAAACAAAAAGCCATGCAGTTAGGTCAATATGATAAAAAGGGAAAAAAAGTAGCTGATTATTCTTCTACTTTCCAATATGAATCAGTATCTTATGAGTGTCAAAACTGTGCAGAATATGGCTCTGAGTTATGTAAAGATTGCCTTAATGAAAAAGAAATAGAAAACGAGCATCCTAACTGCGGTACTCCTGATTGCTGCGGCGAATGTGAAACTGCTAATGTAACAGAAGAACTTGGTATGACTACGGCATCTGCAGGCATTCCACAGGATACAAAAGACATGGGACCTCGTTTCAAAGCACACAATGTCACTGACAGACGCCGCAGAAAAGACAAGTCGCCAGTTGTTCTAAAAAGATTTAGAAAGTATATGGAAGAAAAATAATGCTTAAGATTTATATTTTTCTAGCAGTATTGGCAGTATTTGGTGGTATAGGTTACGGTGCATACGCATACTATACTAGCACTCAGGCAACTATTGCATTATTAAGAGAAAACAACACAAAGCTTGTTATTGCTGCAGAAACACTACAAGATACTATTGATCAAATGGAAGCGAACCAAGCTCGAAATGAAGAACTTAATAAAGAGTTATCTTCTGCTCTTCAGAAAGCTGAAGGTAAACTTGACGGACTTCGTAAACGTTTTAGTCAAATTGATATTGTTCGTGAAGCTCAAGCTGAACCAGACAAAATGGCAGAGAGAATCAATCGTGCCGTTGATAGACTTAGAGAGGAATTGATGAATGAAACATCTACTGTGGATAGTTCCAGCAACACTGATTCTGAGTAGTTGCGGTGCTGGGTCTATTGACGAAAAGATCGTAACGCAAACAAAATACACAAAGCAAAATATTCAGATTCAAGAGAGACCTAAACCTGTTGACTTTCCTGATACTGAATGGTTTGTGGTATCAGAAGAAAACTTTGATGAAGCCATGAAGAAAATTGAAGAACATGGCGGATCAGTTACCTTTATGGCTATTACGCCTAAGGGTTATGAAAACCTATCTATCGGAGTCGGCGAACTTCGAAGATATATCCTTCAACAGAAGGAAATTATTGCTTACTATGAAAAAGCAATAGAAGGCCCTACCCCTAAAAAATAATACAATATGTAGTAACATTTTATCTGGTTTCTGTAATAAACGCGGTTTACAGAAACCAGAAAGCAATATATAATACTACCAATTGAGTAATCATAGACAATTTAAAACGTTTCAGAATAGCAATATTCTGAGGGGTCGCCTTATTCGCTTTGCTGCAGGAGAAACAGATGCTATTCGAAGAACAAATTTCCAGAAAACCAAATCACTATCCATGGACTAATGACTTTATTGAGGCCATTTGGAGTGGCTTTTGGACGCCTGAAGAGTTTAATTTTACATCAGACTATTCTAATTTTAAGACCGAAATGAATGCTCAAGAGAGGCAAATTCTAATCCGCACGCTTTCTGCTATTGGCCAGATTGAAGTAGCAGTCAAAACTTTCTGGTCTAATCTAGGTGATAACTTGCCACATCCAGCTCTTCGTGATCTCGGTTATGCGATGGGCAACTCAGAAGTTATTCATAATATGGCATATGAGAAACTCCTAGAAGTTCTACAATTAAATGATATCTTTGAAGAAAACCTAAAAGATCCGGTTGTATCAGGCCGTGTAGAATATTTGCGCAAGTATCTTTCAAAGGTTTACAAAGACGATAAAAAGCAGTATATTTACGCTATTACACTGTTTACACTATTCGTTGAAAATGTATCATTGTTCTCACAGTTCTATATCATTCTTCATATGAATAAGAATAAAGGTATTCTCAAAGATACAGCACAGCAAGTAAAGTATACGCGTAACGAAGAAATGTTGCATGCTCAAGTTGGTATTAAACTTATCAATACAATGCGTCAAGAATACCCAGAGCTTTTTGATGCTGAAATGGAAGAGCGTATTGCTCATGAGTGTGAAGAGTCTATTCGTTGCGAATCAGAAGTAATCCGTTGGATTATGGGCGATTACGAAGAAAAAGGTTTGAACTCAGATATTCTTGTCGAGTTCATTAAAAAACGTATGGTTGAGTCACTAGAGCAAATTGGCTTTAATCATAACATTACGTACGACGAACATCTGATTAAGGAAACCAAGTGGTTTGACGAGGGTTTATACGGAACCAACATGGTTGACTTTTTCAATGGCAGACCAGTAGACTATGCCCGTGGTCAAGGCATCTCAGCAGACGATTTATTTTAAGGAAACATAAATGGCATTTAAATGGCTAAACAATGACTCACGGACATTCCTCAGCCGTGGGTATCTGCAACCAGGCGTCACTCCTGAAGACCGCGTCCGCAAAATCGCTGAAGCGGCTGAAGAAATTCTAGATCAACCTGGCTTTGCCAAAAAGTTTTATGACTATATGAGTATGGGCTTTTATAGCCTATCCTCTCCTGTATGGTCAAACTTTGGTGAAGAAACGGGACTTCCAATTTCGTGTAATGGCGTTTTGGTTGAAGACTCTATTGAAGAGATCCTACAAAAAACAGCAGAAGTAGGTGTACAGACAAAGCTTGGAGCTGGAACATCTGGGTTCTTTGGCAACATTCGACCTCGTGGAAGTCACATTAAAGGAGGAGGAAAGGCTGATGGACCTGTTCATTACCTACGCATGTTTGACGTTGGCACTGACGTTATTTCTCAAGGTACCACTCGCCGTGGGGCTTTTGCTGGTTATCTTAACATTGATCACCCTGATATCATGGAATTCCTAGAGATTCGTGAACCTGGTGCAGAAATTCAAAATATCAGTCTAGGCGTAACTATTCCTGATGAGTGGATGCAATCTATGATTGATGGAGATACTGACAAGCGTAATATTTGGGCAGCTGTGCTTCGTAAACGCAAAGAAACTGGTTATCCATATTTGTTCTTCTCTGATACGATTAATGATAACAAACCTCAGGTTCTTAAAGACAAAAACCTTCCAATTTGGGCATCAAACCTTTGTTCAGAAATTGCACTTCCATCAAGTGTAGAATGGACGTTCGTATGTAACCTATCATCTATGAACCTTGCTACATGGGATAAATGGAAATATACAGACGCTGTAGAAACTCTCACATATTTCCTAGATGCTGTTATGGAAGAATACATTCGTAAGACAGATGGGCTACGTTTCATGGAATCAGCTAACTTGTTCGCGAAGACTTGGAGAGCACTCGGTATTGGTCAGCTTGGTTGGCATACACTTCTACAAAAGAAACGTATCCCGTTTGAGTCATTCCATGCCCTTGAACTTACTGAAGAAATTAGTAAGTTTATTGACGAGAAATCTCTTGAAGCTTCTAAAGAGATGGCAGAGGAATATGGCGTTCCTTCAGGTCTTATGGGATACGGTGTTCGTAACCTTACACGATGCGCTATTGCTCCTACAACATCTTCTAGCTTTATTCTTGGACAAGTATCACCATCGATTGAACCACTTGCATCAAACTATTTTGTAAAAGATCTTGCTAAAGGATCTTTCACTTATAAAAACCCACATCTTATGGCTGTTCTAGAAAGTTATTCTAAGAACAATGATGAAACATGGGATAGTATTTTGATGAAGAAAGGTTCTGTGCAACACTTGGACTTCTTGACTCAGAACGAACGTGATGTGTTTAAAACTTTCTCTGAGATTAGTCCTATTAACGTAGTACAACAAGCCGCTGCAAGACAGACATATATAGATCAGAGCCAGTCTTTGAACTTGATGATTCCGCCTTCAGCTTCTGCTAAAGATGTTAATGCGTTGATTATTGAGGGATGGCGACTGGGTATTAAAACATTCTATTACCAGCGGTCGTCAAATCCTGCACAGGAACTTGTTAGGGATATTATGACCTGCGTCAGTTGTGAGGCATAAATTGAAAATAGCAGAATATATTTGCGAATGTGATTACTGCGACTCGGAAACCCGAGTCGTGGTAATTAACGAAAGAGAAGAACCATTGTTTTGTTCTATGTGTGGGCAAGAATCTAACCATGCTTTTCTTGATGGAGAAGAAGATAGCGATGAGTGAAAATTTTTATATTTTAAATAACTTTCCACAAGAGTTTTTGGATGAAGTAAGAAAATATTGGGATGAGAATCATACTAATATGGAAACGATGGAGTGGGCCGGGGATCGAAAGGTGGCCGGCACTGTTACCAGAAAGAAAATGAAATCATATGATTTACCTGACGATTATCTTGTTAAAAAATTTAAAGAAATTTTTGATTCTCCTTTAGTCAAAGAAGGCTCTTTTGGGTATCTGTATTATGCGGCGGGTTCTGGCCATTTTATTCACCACTACGATATTGGCAGAACGGCAGGCATTAATATGCCTGTTTGCGTGGATTATGACAATAGCGTTTTTTATTCCGGTGATAACGGGGAAGAATTAAATGACTCGGACTGGGATTCTATGTATCGTGGCGAAATGGAATTTGAGTTTAGACCAGAAAATTATAAATTTTATAATATGAGAAAACCTATTCTTTTTAATGCAAAATGCCCACACAATTTTGCTAATTGGGCGAATACAGATAGAGTTTTATTTACATTAAATTTTAGTTCTACAGCTAAAGAGATGAAAGAATTGCTTCCGCAAGAATGGTTTTAAAGTTCCATATATAATACATAATGACACTTTAATGAATTGTTGATGTAACATATGTGGTACTATAATAATGAGGCTTACGAGCCATCTGAAGAAGACTTAAAGGAATGGGTAGGATTTGTGTATGTTATTACCGATAAATCCAATAATAAGATGTACGTTGGAAAGAAGACGTTTTGGTCTAAACGAACATTACCTCCGCTCAAAGGCAAAACCCGTAAAAGAAGAAGTGTTGTCGAATCAGATTGGAAATCCTATTATGGATCCTCTGATCTGGTTAAGCAACTGTTACTTGAGGCCGGCGAACAAAACTTCCATCGTGAAATATTATACTTTTGTAAATCAAAGGGAGAGATGGGATACCTAGAAGCCAAAGAACAATTTGATAGAAATGTATTACTAGATGATAGCTATTACAATGGTATCATTAACTGCAAAATACACCGGTCCCATGTTAAATCTTTAAAATGAAAACTATTAATTTAGATATTACGCATCGGTGTACACTCCAATGCATTAATTGTCAGAGATCAATTTATAAAAAAGTTCCTGGCTATGACATGCCTATTGAAGAATATATAAAGATAGCTGATTATTTTGATGCAATAAGATTTTGTGGAAATATTTCGGATCCAGTATTTAATCCAAATTTCATAGATTTTCTTCGAATAAACTATGAAAGAAATATTAAAACAAAAGTGCATAACGCTGCCACCGGAAAATCGCTAGATTGGTATAAGCGCGCCTTTGCCTCAAATCCGGATGCTTTATGGATTTTTGGTATAGATGGTTTACCAAAGGATAGCCACATATACAGAAAAAACCAAAGGGGTCATGAGCTTTTTGAAGCTATGAAGCTATGTAATAGTATGGGGTTACATACTATTTGGCAACATATTATATTTAGGTATAACGAAAATACTATGGACGAATGCAAACGCATAGCCTTAGAAAATAATATAGAGTTAGTATTCATAAAATCAAATAGATGGCGTAAAGACGATCCACTTAAGCCATTAAATCAGAATAATTACATATGAAGACACTTTATCCAAAATGCTTAGAAGATAATGGAGAGTTCGGCAACACGAGTACAGGGTATTTGTTACCATGTTGTTGGTGGGATCAACCCGATTTATTTGAAAGTGATATAAGAGAATTATTAAAAGATAAATTTAAATTGAGTAATGCAAATTCCGTGGATGATATAGTAAACTCAGATGAATGGTCTTCTTTTTATGATAATTTAAGAAACAACATTGGTCCGGATCATTGCTTTAACATGTGCGGCAAAGCTGGTAAAAATTATGAAATAAAGTGTTTACAACTAAATAGTCCTATGGTATAACAGTTATATCATAAGGAGACACACAATGATTATCATTCACCAAATCAAACTCACTGAAGATCAAATTGTGGCAGGACACACTGGGACGGTAGTTCCTGCTTTTGAAGCAAAAATGAGTGTTCAGTTTCGCGCCGATAACTTTAAGACTGAAAATTTTAAATTCTACACAGAAACAGTCTCGGTAGACACTGATGATCTTGAAGTTGCCTTTGAAGCTACAAACTTGTGGAATATGCCACAGATTACAAAAAAATTCAGTGATGCTGTCTACTCATCTTCAGTAGGTGATATTTTCCAGAAAGGTGATAGATACTTTATGGTTGATACCTTTGGATTTAAAGAGCTTTACTTCTTCGCAGATGAGCTTATCTAAATTATAGGCAGGGTTTACATTCCCTGCCTATTTTAGTATAATGTATAGATTAAACAAAGGAAGTATACAATGATCTTGATTGACTATTCAGGCATCTCTATTGCCCCTATTGCTATGGGTGCAGTAAAGTGGGATGATGAAAACCTTATTCGCCACATGATTTTGAACAGTATTCGCTCATATCGCAAGAAGTTTAAATCATATGGCGACGTAATTATCGTAGGAGATAATGGCGGCAACTGGCGTAAAGACGTCTATCCTGAGTACAAAGGTAAACGAAATAAAACTCGTGATGAGTCTAAAATTGACTGGGATGTGGCATTCAAAAGTATCAACCTAGTCTTAGATGAAATTCGTGGTAACTTTCCATATAAAGTTATTAAACAATATGGTTGCGAAGCGGATGACACTATTGCAGAAATCACAAAGTGGACTCAAGAGTTTGGTAACTATGAGGAAGTTATGATCGTATCTGCTGATAAAGACTTCAAGCAGCTTCAGAAATATGGAAACGTGTCGCAGTATTCGACTATTACTAAAAAGCTGGTAAAGGTTGAAAACCCTCGCTTAGAACTTATGGAGCATATCCTTAAGGGCGATCAAGGTGACGGTGTGCCCAATGTTCTTTCCGATGATAGAGTATTTGTTGAAGAACGGCGTCAAAACGTCCTATCAGCCAAGAAAAAGGCAGCTCTTTTAGAAGACCCTAAATCTTTGGGTGAAGAAGTATATCGCAATTATCTTAGAAATAAAAAGATGATTGATTTAACAGAAGACTCGGCGTGTCCTGAGTCTGTAAAACAAGAAATCATAAATAGTTTTGTAAGCCAAGATCCGTCTGGCAATAGTAAAAAAGTTATGAATTATTTAATTATGAAGCGTTGTAGGCTTCTATTGGAATGTGTGGGAGACTTTATTTAATGGCACTAATGGTATATGAAGTTTTGGAAAAATTTGCCAAAGCTGAAACACGTAATGAAAAGATTAAAATTCTACAAGATAATAATAGTCAGGCGCTGCGTGACATTATTCAAGGTTCGTTAGATCCTCGTATCGTATGGTTGTTGCCTAAGGGCGATGTTCCATATACGGCGTGTGACCCACATAACGCACCTACAACCCTACTAAAGAAACATAAAGACTTCTTATATTGTGCTAAAGGTGGCAAGGGCGATAATATGCCTTCCATTAAGCGTGAAAAGATTTTCCTTGGGATTGTCGAGTCCATTCATCCTAAGGACGCAGAATTGGTGTGCAAAATGATTAACAAAAAGCCGCCAGTAAAAGGTCTAACTGTAAAACTAGCACAGGAGGCATTCCCTGGCTTGCTATAGTTTAGACATTAATTTTAAACCTTAATCAGAAGTGTGTTCGTTTATGCGATCACACTTTTTTTATTTGGAGACAAACTTATGGTTTCAGCAACAATCGACCGCTTAAAGAAAGATTCACGAAATCTCGGATGGGCAGCGGAGAGATATAGAAAACAAGGAAGAACGGATAGAATGTATAAAGTATTAAATAAGAAAGCTTATCTAGACGACCAAATTGCTGAAATAGAAGAAACGCTCCTAATAGCTGCATAGTTATACAATAGCCTCGGTTGCAAAAATAAATGCAATCGGGGCTATTTTTTTATGTACAGCACTAATATTGTAGTGTAGAACTTATATAACATAAGGAGATACACTATGACATTCATGACTTTCAATTCAAACCACGGTGTTCACGCAGCAACAAATTGCCTCGTAGATCTTACCATTCTTGAAACTCTCAACACATTTGTTGTATCGACTGAAAAAACTCAGGATGAATTTCAAACTTGGACCGATGCGGTTAAGTTTGCCGAGTGGAAATTTGGCGTTAAATTTAACCTAAAATAAGGGTGTACAAACCCTTCAAACTCTGTATAATAAAGTTAACAACTTTAAGGTGGGACAGTATACCATGAATATCTTCATTCTTGACAAAAATCCAATTCAAGCAGCACGACTTCAGTGTGACAAACATGTAGTAAAGATGATCGTAGAGTCTGCTCAGATGCTCTCTACTGCACATCGTATGCTAGACGGTGATGTGACTAAGATCCCTTCAAAGTCAGGTAAACGTATGGTAAAGGCATGGACACTTCCAGACGAGCGTGAAGATACCATGTATAAAGCCGTTCATATGGGTCACCCTTGCACAGTATGGACTATGGAGTCTGTAGAAAATTATCGCTGGCACCATGAGCACTTTGTTGCACTATGCGACGAATATGAGTATCGCTATGGTAAGGTTCATGCAACAGATAAACTTCTACGTTATTGGCTACATCAACCACCAAAAAATATTCCAAAGGTATCTATGACTCCATTTAAGCTTGCTATGGGTATTGCTCCAGAATGTATTAACGAAGCAGATCCAGTAGGTTCATACCGTTCATTCTATCAGACAAAGCAAGATAAATTCTCTATGGTTTGGACAAAACGTAAAACGCCAGATTGGTTCGAAAGAAAGGTAGCATAATGAGACTTGATAATCTTACAAAAGACCAAGCAGACATGTGTGATATTATTTGGAATGTTGACACATATGACGAATTTAAGCATTTGTCAAAAGATTGGTCTGAAGAAAAACGTCAAATGGCAGTGACTCTAATGCATATTATGGGTTATGAAGATTTAGAACTAGAGATTGGAAAAATGCAAACATATCCCATTGCTGAAGCTATTATCCAAAAGGTTAAAAATGGAAGTTAATTTTCTTGGTCATAAGCTTTCATCTTTGCAGGAGTCTATTGTATATAATGCAGTAGATTCGGCGCTTGATTTTCTCATGTCTAAAAGACTTAAGAAAACTATGATTATAGATATTCACATCGTCAAGGATTTGATTTATAAGAATATGGTATGGGGTGATGTTGCTCCAGAAGATGAAGACCGATCACCTAAAATATTCGAACTTCGCCTGAACTATTCTGGCATTAAATCATTCGAAAAACTAATGGAGACATTATCACATGAACTCGTTCACCTCACTCAGTTTGCTACTCGTCGTTTGTATTATTTTTCTGATGGTGACACAGCCAGATTTGATGGGCAACGATATTCCCTTGATGATACAAAATACAACGACCGACCTTGGGAAATAGAAGCTTTTTGGCTTGAGTATCAAGTATTTGATCGTATAATGGAAGAGAATAAAAACATTGCCAAATACATCGAAAAGAAAAGTCAAAAAGGCTGGGGATACTCAGCAGAATCAGAGCTTTTTTCAACAAAATCTGATTACGTTGGAGTCGCTTGAATTTGGCAAGGAAGGCACAAAACTTCGTTTAGTTGAATCAGAATCTGGAAAAACACGATATATACAACTGTGGTCTTCCCTATCTAAACAATGGAATACCGCATATCGATATAATATCGAAATAGAATGGCAAAAGTGGAAAAAATTACATGCCCGTATATACGCTAAAGGACCTAAAAAGTCAAGACCAGTGGGACGTGACGTGCAGCTGGGACGAACTACAGACAATGCTAAACGAACAACCAGACGTAAAGCAGGTGCTGTCAGCCCCAAAGATAGTAAGCAGCCGAATGGGAAACAACGATCTAAAAGTACCGGACGGATTCAAGGATCTGCTAAAAAATAAAGTTAAAAAAGGCTCAGGAAAGGGCAACACCGTTAATGTCTAGATCATATTCTTCTAATGCTATTCGCATAGAGCATCTTCCATCATTCAACCCTTTGACTGAAAATCAGAAAAAAGCATATAATGATTGGAAAGATAATAAAAGCCATCTAGTACTTTCTGGTTCTGCCGGTACTGGTAAAACATACATGGGCATTCGCTTTGCTATGGAAGCCGTTCTCGATAAAGAAAGCCCATATGAGCAACTTGTAATTGTACGCTCAATTGTGCCCTCGCGTGATATCGGATTCTTGCCGGGCATGGAAGAAAAGCTTGATCCATACAAGAAGCCATACCAACAGCTTTTGACTGAGATTTTTAATAACAAAGAAGCGTGGTCTAAGCTTGAAGCAACTGGTCGTGTTGTATTTGAACCTACATCATTCTTACGTGGTACATCATATCATAATGCAATTATCCTTGTTGATGAGATGCAGAACCTAAACTTTCATGAGCTTGATACCGTTGCTACCCGTGTAGGTAATAACTGCCGAATGATTATGTCCGGGGATTATTACCAGTCAGACTTCGATAAAGAAGATGAAAAGAATGGTATTCTTACGTTCATGCGCATTGTCGAAGACATGGCCAAGTTCGAGATCACCGAATTTACATGGAAAGATATTGTCCGCTCAGACTTTGTTCGTGACTATATTATGACGAAAGAGATGTTAGGAATTAAGTAATGGATAAAACTCAAATAGGTTTAGATTGGCTACAAAATCAAAGTGAAGATGTATTTTGTGAAAAGACTATTGTTGCAGACAAGGACCATCTTAAAACTCTTCAAAATTTAAGCCGTTCAGAAGAATATCATAGCGGCTTTGCTGTGACTCCAGTGGGATCGTGGAAGATATTTCCTAAGCTTGAAGATCATCCGGATCTATATGAATACCTTGAAAAGAATACGTATCCATATGATCAGCCTATTGGATCTTATTGGATGAAGTGGTATGGACCAGGTCATTTTGCTGGTATGCACCAAGATCAATATGGATCTTATGCACAAAATGATACGACTAATAGTGTCTGGTACGTAACATCTATACTTGTTGACTGCAAAAATATGGTTGGTGGAGAGTTAGTTATTGCTGGAGATACCTCGTTTTTGAATACACATGTTATTGCTGAAAGAATGAAAGTACTGAATATTACTACCCCGGGAAACGGAGCTTGTTGGAATCAATATACACAACATGGTGTTGCCGAAATTTTAGAAGGTGAAAGAGTAACATTGATGATCGCTAAAAAAAGTAATGAACCTAGAGACCCATATCTAATTAAGCAAGAGACAATTCAGGAATAAATTATGGCTAAGTATACGCGTTTTGACCCTCGTAATAGAAAATATGGTCGTAACAAAGATCGATCTTTGAAAAAGGATATTAGGATCAGAGAAGCTGAAGATAATAAAGCTGAGAAATATTATGGCAAGAAAATAGAATGGGTGATTGTAGATGAGACCGAAGATCAGGGTGCTTAGATATATCAGGCGAGTATTGATTGCTACATCAATTTTAGTTAATGTTATTTTAGGAGGTCCTTCTAATCAAACGTTCTCTGCGCGTAACCACGGATGGAAAAAGATTAACAAATATAATTTGGTATGGCTAATCGATTTTTTGGTATTTTGGGACAATGATCATTGTATGATGAGTTGGTTATACTGGAAAACAGGAAAAAATATCCGAAAAGGCGGCGCAAGGTATATACAAAATAAAGCTAAGATGTTATGAAGCATAACAATGTTTTGATATATACGACGCCTAGAACTGGATCTACATTTCTTTTTGACGTTATAAGTGAAATTATATGGAAAGGTAAAGACGAAAGCTTACGTATGACAATACCATTTGGTGGTTATGGAGGCGAGCCATTTTCCGAATGTAAAAATATTGGAAAAACCATAGATGAATGTAATTTTTTGGCCGGCGGATCAAATCCCTTTGTTTTGAAATTAATGCATAACCATTTGCAAAAATTTACGGATGCAGATCTAAGTAAGTTTAAAGCTATGTTAAAGAACAGAAACTTTTTTGTAATTTCTTTGACGCGCGAAGACTTAAAAAATCAAACGCTGAGTTGGTATATTGCTGTTCAAACTAAACAATTTTCAGAACAATCTTATCATCAGATCACCGGAGATTATGAATCTTTTTCCCATCAACTTAATTTTTTGCACGAGAACGTAGAAAATCATAAATCTAATAAATATAATATTCCAATAGACCAAGAAATGGTTTATGAAAAGTTTACAGAATCAGATGAAATTACTATAGATAACGAAACATTTTCTTTAAAAAATATTTTGCCAAATATTAAAATTTTCAGAGCTTTACCAAAATACGAAAAGTTGCAAAATTTGAAAAAAGTTAATTCTTGGTATTCCAAATTAATGAAAGAAAAAAATCAGGAAGTGTTTACAAAACAAAGCTAATGTGATAAAATAAATTCATAATTGATAGGATATAATATGCGAATTTTGACTGATGTAGACGGCGTACTCTTGAATTGGGAATATGCATTCAACGTGTGGATGAAAAGCCACGGTTATGAAGAAGATCTTTCTTTGAGCTCAAGTGAATATGACATGGGTACTCGTTATGGAATTTCTGCCAAGAAAAAGCGTAAGCTAATTAAAATGTTTAATGAGTCGGCTGCAATTGGGTTTCTTCCTCCATTGCGTGATGCTATTCATTACGTGCGTAAACTACATGAGGAACACGGCTATGTGTTTCATGTAATCACGTCCCTTTCACTTGATCGTAATGCACAAATGCTTCGTGAGCAAAATCTAAAGAAATTGTTTGGCGAAACGGTATTTGAAAAGTTTGTCTATTGTGATACGGGAGCTGATAAAGACGAAGCTCTTGAGCCATATATTAACTCATTCGACGTATGGATTGAAGATAAAATTGAGAATGCAGAACTTGGAATCGATTATAATCTAGACTCTATTCTTATTGAACATGGTCACAATATGCACTATGACGGTGTTCCACTCATGAAGAACTGGAAAGAAGTTTACGAATATGTCACAGGAGAATGATTTGCCAATTGTAATTCACTGCATTTGCTGTGAGGAAAAAATGGTAAATGCGAGCTATATGTATCCAGAAGGTAAAGCCGTAGTTCACCCAGAATACGGCACTGTATTCCAGTCTTCTGGGAACTACGGCTCTACAGTATTTGATCCGATGGACGGTTCTATTGCAGAAATTTGTATCTGCAATGACTGTCTTGAAGACAAGAAATGGGCAATGAATATTAAGGCATATAAACCATGAGTATATTTGAAATTCTAAATCTTCGTAGTCAATGGGAAGAATTGGCACGGAATCTAAATACTGATATAGATAGTTCTATCTCAGGTCTTAAATCTTTTATTGAACATAGTTATAAGAGTAACCGATTTAAAGAAGGTTGGGCTGAAGCTATGGAAATTGCTGAACAAATCGTAGAAAACTCAAAATGAAAAAGTTAATTTATCAGGTATATCTTGGAAAGAAATCTAAACTTTATGATCACTGTATTTCAAGTGTAGCAAAGTATGCAAAAAGAATTGGTGCTGAACATATCGTTCAGCGCACGCCGCTTCTTATGATTGCGCCAGATCCATTTACATCAAATCGTAGCAAAGAGTCATACCAAAAGCACGGTGGGTTTCTCCCTATTTACGAAAAGGAAAACGCCTTCGCTTATTTTAAAGGTTATGATCAAATTGCAATTATTGACGCTGACATTTATATCCGAGAAACTGCTCCAGATATTTTCGAAGACTTAGATCAAAAATATGATTTCGGAGCTGTGTTAGAGCGTGATATGCCTATGACTAATCAGTATCAAGCGAAGATAAAAAATTATTCTAACATGCAATATGGAATGAATCCTATTCGCCAGTTGTTTGATTGGAGTAATACTTCCGGAGCTAACTTTTATAATATGGGTATGATGGTTATGAACAAATCATTTGCTACTCATTTAAAAGGTCAAACTCCTATGCAATTCCTACGTAGACCTGAGTTTAAAGCATTCATTGATGGCGTCGGCGCATGGAAGTGGTCTACTGACCAAACTCTTCTCAATGTTTTTGTTAAAGAAAATAAAGTCAAATGTAAAAATATGGATTGGAAGTGGAATGGACTTTATACCGCAAATCCATTTATTAACGAGTGCCATTTTGTACACTTCTTCTTGAAAGATAAGCTTCCAAACCGTGGTGAGAATGTAGAAGATCTTATGAAGAATGTCTAGAACTCTTTTTATACATACGCCAAAGGCAGCTGGAACTACGATAGCAGCGTCGTGCCCGGTCGTTTCGGTTTCTGAGAGATACTTTAGTAAAGATAAGATTAAAGAAGATAGGATGAATCCGAAATCATACTATACTCTTAATTCACCTCAATCATTCATAAAGCATGCACCATATAGTTACCTTGATAAACATCAAATTTCTAGATTTGATAAGGTATTTACCACAGTCAGAAATCCATGGTCTAGGTTGGTTTCCATGTATCATCATGCCGATGCTATATCTCATAGGATCAATAAAACATGGTATTATCAAGATAAAATTTCATGGGACGAATATCTAAATAGGATGGATTCATTTAGAATGAATTCTTCGTATTATTGGAATCATCCATATGACCAATGGGGAATACAACTTGATTGGATATCTGTTGGAAGTAAAGTAAAAGGCGACGTTTTAAGATACGAAAATTTGCAAGAAGATGTTAATGCATATTTTGATAAAAACATTATTTTGAATAAAGAGAATGCTGGTACCTATAATAAAGACTATAGAGAATATTATACAAAAGAACAGCAACAAAGAGTAGCAGAGTGGTTTAGACTTGACATTGAATATTGGGGATTTACATTTGAATCTGGAGCTACTAGAAATTATTGGACAAAATAATGAATAAAATAAAGCATTTTGTGCATATACCAAAAAATGGTGGTTTGACTATCCGATATTCGCCATTTCTTAAAGACAGAATGATTGTGTCTACATCAATGACGCATAAATCGGCTGAATATACGTCTGGCCTATTAGCTAAGATGCAGGAGACTGGTGATCATCCCGGTATTGAACACGCCCGTTGGAGAGATATTAATCCGCAGTTGACCGAAAAATATCAATCATTTGCTATTATTCGTAACCCTTGGGATAGAGTTGTTTCAAGATACTTCTTTGCTAAAAAGGTTATTGAGGTAGAGAAAAAAGAATCATCATCATATGCTGATATTAGTTCATTTGAAGCATTTCTTGAGGAGCGCCATAAATGGGGAAATCAAGAATATATGTGGCATAGAGCTATTCGTGGTTGGTATCCAGCGACGAATCATGTTACTGATGATTTTGGCATTTTAAAATGCGATATGTTATCATTCGAAAATTATAATAATGATGTTTGCGATTATTTTAATTTAAAAGAAATGTCAAGAGCAAGGAATGTTACTGCACTAAACAAAGGTTCTTATAAAGACCTATATAATGGCAGAACAATCCAAATTATAGCTGACTGGTATAAATCTGATATAGATATGTTTGGATACGATTTTGATTCTGGTCCAACTAAAAACACTTGGAGACACACGCGTGAGCTATTTGAAAGAACTATTCGATAAGTATAATTGCGATAAAAGCGCAAAACATAATTATCATGAGGTATATGAATCTCTCTTTGAGCCTTATCAAAATGATCCCATCAACTTCTTAGAAATTGGTGTTTTTAAAGGCGCCTCTACTGCAGCAATTCATGAATATTTTCCTAATGCTACGATTTATGGATTGGATATTTTTGAACGAGTTGATGTAAATGAAATTGATATTCTGAAAGAAGATAGGGTGAACTGGCTTAAAGGCAATTCACTAAATCCATCTATTGCTGATGCTATTGAAGCTAAATGGCCAGGTATTAAATTTGATTTTATCCTTGATGATGGTGCCCATTGGCCAGAAGCAAACCGTAAGACTATGGAAAACATAATTCAGTTTCTTGCAGAAGACGGCATTTATATTATTGAAGATGTGTTTCCTATGTCTATTATGACACAATCGGAACTTAATCTCCCTTGGCTAAAGCAATCTCCAGACAAATATGATATGCTTAAGTATTATGAATTTGAAGATGCTATGAAAAAAACTGGTCTTGCAATTAACCGCTACGATCTTAGAGGAAGTAATGCTCCCGACAGTTATGTTGTGACACTATCATGAGAGCATTTGGAATTACAATGTGGGATCATGAAGGATCCGAAAACGGATTTAAGAGACTTCAGCAAAGTTGGGAATCTTCTAAGCAATCGTTCCCATTAAAAAGATTTACTGCTATTACGTATGATGACAATTTAGATTACATTATGGATTCATATAAAATCAAATGGAATTACCCATGGGAAGAAGCAGAGCTTGACTGGACTTCTGGATTACTTAAAAGTCCGTATCCAACAAGAAATCCAAAAGCTAGAATTGCGTGTGCCCTTAGTCATTATGCTCTTTGGAAGAAATGTTACAATGAGGACGAATCAATTCTGGTCCTTGAACATGACGCAGTTTTTACTAAAACCTTAAATTATAAGTTTATTCTTGATTCAAAGTATGATATAATTGGTATTAACGATCCTAGAGGTGCCACAAGAAAGTCGAGAGATTTCTTTATTGAAGTAGATAGAAATAAAGATTACATTCAAAGACCTCCCGTGATTGATAACATGCACGTCCCTCAAGGTATTGCTGGAAACAGTGCATACATAATGAAACCAAGTGGCGCTAAAAAGATGTTAGATCTGGTCCATGAATATGGACTATGGCCAAATGATGCTCTTATGTGCAGACAACTTGTTCCTACTCTTGGCGTCACGAAAGAATATTATACAAAGGTATTAGGCTTCGGCTCAACAACATCGCTATGAAATCATATGTAATAACAATTCTAGATAATCCTCGGTCGGTTCAAGTAGCTGACCGATGTATAGCATCCGGTAAGAAGTTTGGTATTGACATTGAAAAGTTTGCAGCGGTAACACCAAAAACACATGACCCTGAGAAATATGCAGAGTCATTAGATATTCCTACCGATGGATTCAAAGAGATTTATTCTCGCTATGAAAATTGCTTGTCTGCATTTCTTTCTCATTATCTTCTATGGGAAAAGTGTGTAAACTTAAATGAACAACTGCTAATTCTTGAGCACGATGCAATTATTGTCAATAACATTCCAGTCTTTGCTGGATATAAGTATCTGTTAAATCTTGGCGAACCTAGTTATGGAAGAGCAAGGCAACCTATGACACTTGGTGTTGGACCTCTTACATCTAAGCAATACTTGCCTGGTGCTCATGGATATATGATTAAACCTTCAGGCGCTAAGATGCTTATGGACAGAGCACAACTAACAGCGATGCCAACTGATGTGTTTATTAATAAAACTAATTTTCCTTGGCTAGAAGAATATTATCCATGGCCTGTAAAAGCAGTCGATTCGTTTACTACAATTCAAAATAAGCATGGATGTGCTGCTAAACATAATTACGGTGTGACTTATGAAATCATCTAGATTATTCATTACTGGTTGTGATTCTAATACAGAATGGATGCTTCCGTGGTTTGTTGAAAACTTTAAGAAATATATGCCAAATGAGCAATTGATGATTTTTGACTTTGGAATGGAGAGCAGTCTATACCCAGAACTTAGAAAGTCCCATAGAACGAGTGATGTCGGCTGGTTTAAAAAACCTAGTGCTATGATGAAAGCCTCTAACCATGCATATCAAGTTTGTTGGTTAGATACTGATTGCCATATTCAAGCAGATATTAGTGATATCTTTGATCATGTAGAAACAAATAAAATTGCTATGGCGGTTGATAAACCTTGGACGGATAGAAGGCAGGAAAAATGGCACAATAGCGGTGTTGTTGCCTTCGAAGGTTGCCCATCTATTCTTGGCTTCTGGGCAACAGAGGTAGGTAGATTTCCTAAGGTCGGGGATCAAGAAGTTTTGCATGAAATGGTAAAAGATGGTATGAAAAGAATGATACATATCACAGACTTACCGCATGAATATAATACATTACGTCTTGATGTATTGGATGGAACTACTCCTAAGAATATCAAGGTTATGCATTGGACTGGTGCTAAAGGCAAAATGAAAATTAAGGAATTGATGAATGAGTAGAATTGTTCACGTTATTGGAAATGGTGATAATTCGGCCTTGTATAAACCGGCAAAGGGTATTAAGATCACATGCAATCTTCCACCATTTTCCGTAGAAAATGTATATGGCTCTTGCATGGTTGATTTTAAAATGATGCGAGCGATGCATGAAGGCAGCGTGCAAGTTCCAGGTGAATGGATTCTAGGATTCAGGCCTCACAAATATCTTGAGATGTATCCCAGCATGAGACTACAATGGGCTAATCAAATTAAGGAGTTTTACCTTGACAAACCGCCTTATGTTGCAAATTATACCGACTTTAATTGTGGCCACATGGCTGTTCATTACTCGGCCAATAAACTTAAAGGCACCGAGATTCACATGTATGGATTTGATTCCATATTTGATTTCTCATTAAGAAGTTGTACTGATTTCTATTTACAATCAGATCGTGGTGACACAAACAACATGAGATTGATTAATAACTGGCGACCAATTTGGAATGGCATTTTTAATCAGTTCAGTGAGACTCAATTCGTGCTTCATCATAAACACGCCGATGTTAAAATAAAAACCCCAGAAAACGTAGAAGTAGTAACTAAATAATGGCAATTAATCTCACATTGAAGCAAGTTGACAACGTTATAACTAAAACTGAAGGTTATTGGGTTTATAACGATAAGGGTGAAAGATTTCTAGATCTTACGTCTGGAGGTTATGCGTTCCCATTGGGCTATGGTAATAAAGAAATAGCAAGTGCGGTATATGAGTCATTAGTTACTGTTGGCAGATGCCATAATAGAATGGGATATACTATGCCACTTGTTGAAGAAATGGGAGATTTTCTTTGCGAGTCAGGCGGTTGGGAAAGCCATTGCTGGACTATTACCGGAACTAGTGCCGTTGAATGTGCCGTCAATATGGCAGATATGTATTGGGATAGAACTGGTGATGGTAGAAGAGGTATTCTTTCCTTTGGACTGGGATGGAACGGTGCCAGTAATCTTACTAAAAAAATGAGTGGTATGTATCCAGTAGAAGGAACTAGGGTACATATAGTCGATACTCCAATCTGGGAATTTGCTGAAGATCAGGCAGAAGAAGAAAAAATCACGCTCTTTGAAGTTGCTAAAAAAGTTGAAGAAGAAAAAGATATTGGTTCAATCATTATTAATCCGGCGCCTTGGTTCTATGGAGTTCATGTTTGGTCATTTGACTTTTGGAGAAAACTTAGAAAAATATGTGATGAACACGGCTTACTACTGATTTTAGACGATGTTGCATCGTGTTGGGGAAAGGCTAAAGCATTCCATAGTCATGATACAATTCTACCACCGGATGTTAGATCTGATATTTCGTGTTTAGGCAAAGCTATTACTGCTGGTTATGCACCACTTGCCGCAGCCGTGGCAAATAAGAAAGTAACTGAGGTTATTAGAGATGGATTTTCATATGGCCATACGTTCCAACCTTTAGTCTCAGGCGTAGCTGCAATGAAAGCAACTACTCAAATTATCCAGAGAGATAATCTTTTGGAATACGGTCAAGTGATTGAAGACCGTTTAAATTTGTTATTTCAAGAATTCGTTGAAGACGGTGAAGTATCCCATTATAATGCTCATGGGCTGTTAGGTATCATGTATTTAAAAGATAAGAATGCAGAAATAAATCTAGCGGATAGATATTATGGTGAAAGCTATACACGAAAAAATACGCCGAACATCAGAGTTTGTGCCCCTTTGATTGCAGATGATGAGTATTTCTTTGAATTAAAAAAATTAATGAAAGAAATGATAATTTAAGGTTTACACTAGTTTGAGCATGTGTTAGTATATAAATAATCTCTACAATAGAGGATTAAACATATGCCACAATACGACGATCCCTGTGATTGTGTCGAACATTGGATTATGTATCTTTAAGGAAATGAAATGAAACTATTGACGACAACAATTATTGCCACAATGATGGCTCCCGTGGCCTTTGCTGGAGAAACAGTAAACGCTCGGGTTAAAGATCATTATAAAACAGTATATGAGCACATTCCAGTGACAAACCGCTACTGTGAAAACGTTGAAGTTCCTGTATATGGAACACGACAAAAGCAGGGCAACGCAGCTGAAGGCGCCATTCTTGGAATGATCATCGGTGGACTTGCAGGTAAAGCTGTCACTGGTAAAGATAATGGCGCTGCAGCTGGTGCTATTATGGGTGGAGTAATCGGTGCCGATAAAGGTGCCAAACCAAAGAATGAAACAGTTGTTACTGGCTATCGTACCGAACGCCAATGCACTGACGTTACCGAATATGTGAACAATCCAAAAAATGTTTACGATTATTCAACTTTGGTGTTTACATTGGACGGAAAACAATATAGAATAGATTTTAATAAATGAGGTTAATGACTCCTTAGCTCAGCTGGATAGAGCAAGTGCCTTCTAAGCACTAGGTCGAGGGTTCGAATCCTTCAGGGGTCGCCATATTTTGTCAGTGCAGGTTTGCTCTTATCAATAGGTATCAAGGCGTCATACCATCAGATAAGTATGTGGTTCGATTCCACAACTGGTACCAATTAAAAGGAACGATTGATGACAGTGTATGCAATTGAACGTAACGGTAATCTGGTTAAACATTATGTTTTCGAAGGTGACATTACTAAAATGCACACAAGACCACATTCGGTCGTTGATTTGACTTTTGATAATGAGAAATCAGCATTGGAAGTTGCAAATAAATTAAACGCTACTGTTGTTAAAGTAGCATAACAAAAGGAATTATATTATGAAAAATTACTTTGATTTTAAAGGTAAAGCAAAACGTCAAGAATATTGGGCAGTACTTATTGCTTCAATCGTTGCAGGTATTATCGGGATTGTTATTACTGAGACTATTCCACTTGTAGCACTTGTTGTTCTTGTTGTAACTCTTTGGGTATATCTTGCAACAACTGTTCGTCGTCTACGCGATGCTGACTTGCACCTTGCATGGATTATCACAGTATTTCTTCCGTACATCGCAACTGTTGCTGCCATTGTATTTGGCATTGTAGGCAGTGCAGAGCAGAAAGAAGACTAATATGGAACCAGTAACTTTCGCATTTATGTTTCTAATCGCCGTAGCCATGGGTGAAGAGAATAAAACACAGGCCGAATATATTGATGAGCTTCATTATGAAATTATTGAACTTGAGACTTCGACTGATACTTTGAAGGAAGAAGTTGCCGATCTTGAATCTTGGAACTATCGTCTATCTGGTGAACTTGCAGACCTGGCTGGGCGAGAGAATATGAATAATGCCTCTCAGCAAGATCAGATTGATACTTTGATTCGTCGTGTAATGTCAGAATAGATAATAAGCGTAATAAGAATGGTGTGGCGACCTAACACGCCCGTGTAGAGCCACGGTTAGCTCTACAACTTATGCTCCCATGGTGGAACGGTAGACACGTTTGACTTAAAATCAAATGCCTAGTGCGTCCCGGTTCGAGTCCGGGTGGGAGTACCAAATTTAAAATGAGACTAATTATGAAATATTTGCTGATCTTTACCTTGTTGGCTGGTTGTGCTAATATACAAGACACCACGACAACTATGGATAAAGTGATAATTGCTACATCTCTTGTGGTCTTGGCGCTCGGCGCCTCCAAAATAACGCGACAATAATATATGGTTTGTTGGTGTAATGGTTAGCACAAAGCGCTCATAACGCTTCAGGACGTGGGTTCAATTCCCCGACGAACTACCAAAAAAATATAAAAAAATACATTTTAACTCTAAAATAGACTGAAAAAACGTATATATAATGCTATAGATTAAAAGGAATACAACTTCAATGACTATCCATTCCACATATTCACTCCCGACAAAGAACGTGCAATCCCGCGAATGCTTTGCCATGGGTGGCTGGAATATTGATATTCACGAGAGGGTATTTTAAGAAGACATTTTTAACAAGTCTGATTTTAACAACCCTCCAAGTGAAAACTTCGGAGGGTTTTTTATTATGGTGTCACTGATGGTTCAGACGGTTCTCTCATAAGGAACTAGGGAAGATTCGATTTTTTCTGACACTACCAAGAAAAATTTCAATTTAGGTGTTTACAAACCTTTTCGTTTAGTATAGAATAACACTATCAACAATGGAGAATACAATATGACACTTTCTTTTGATCCACTTGACCCATATGTAAAAATGGTGATGGAAATCTCTGATGAAACTCTTACTCGGTTCTTCGACTCAATGGGCATTGATATCAATCTTGATGCTAATGACGAAGACGAAGGCGTTCTATACGATTGTGAAGCGTAACAACAAATAAAATATCTATGTATAGCTCAGTCTGGTAGAGTATCGCACTTGGAATGCGAAGGCCGGAGGTTCGATACCTCGTAGGACAACCAAAATCCAAAGGAATATGTTATGAAAAAAGTTGTAGAAAACGGCCTTGTTGCAGTAATCTATTCGCCAGGTTATGGCGCAGGTTGGGCAACTTGGGCAGATGGTGTAG